AATTGCTCAATAGGAGCATATTATTCACAACATAGATTAGGTAGAGGTTTTGATTTAAAATTTAATGACTATACACCTGAAAAAATTAGAGCATTAATTAAAGTTAATGCGCAAGATGATGATTTCAAATACATATCTTGTATGGAATTAGATACATCAACATGGGTACATATTGATTCGCGCCCAATTGAGGATAGAATACGATGGATACATCCGTAAATAAATTTAACGAATTAGAGGAATAAAAATATGGAATGGCCACTAGTAGCATTAATCATGGGTATTATTATATCATTACTAAGTTTTGTATGGGGTATTATAAAAATATTTAAAAAACCAATTGTAGATCTTACATGGAAAGAACATTATACAACGTTAAAAACTAAAATTGAAGATTTAAATCAAAAAATTATTAATCATGGCAATAAGATACATGATTTAGAAACATATAAAGATGTTATAACTAAAAATATAGATGAATTAAAAGGCGAAATGAATAAAGTGTCTGGTAAATGTGATAAAATATTAGATAAAGTTATTGAGTATATGAGTAAGGAATAAAAATGAAAAAAATGAGTTTGTTTAATCACCTTGATAATTTGACTATAAATAAAATAGATTATGATAAAAATAATGATGTACAATCCAAAACCTATAACAATTTTATAATAAATAGATTTGTTTCAATGGTAGATATGTACATACCGATTGCCAATGAAATTAATAGATTTGATGTACCTAAAGATGTACATTATAACTATTATAAGGCTATTCTGCCAAAAAGGAAACAATACTTCAAATACATAAAAGAAAAAAAAGAAGTTGATCAAAAATCAAAAGATTTGTTATGTGAGTATTATAAATGTGCAGCAGGTGAACTGGAATATCATTTAAAAATATTAACTACGGAACAAATACAAACAATCGTTGACCTATACAAACATAGGAAAACTGTATAAATACTTTTTAAAGGGAGTGTTTATATGAGAATAAAAAAAATCAATAATAAAGTGAGAGTTGTAAAAAATAAAAAATATTTTAATGCGCCATTGGATGATAATAAAAAACCGTACTGGATACCTATTGTGGTTAAAGATAAAAGTTATTTATTAGGATTTATAAATGCTTATCACTTTCTTTCTGGTATGCATGGTTTTCCTACAACCGATATTGAAATTGCCCTAAGCTCGGATAGATTTAATGATGTATTGATTGATGGAACACGAATTCAACATTTAAGCAGAAAACAATTAAAAGATAAAATTAGAGATATGTTTTTTAATGAAAAAATAAAGCATCCCGAAAATGCAGATGATATTTTAGATGAATATTATTTGTCTTTAAGTTGTACAAATTGTGGTATGTTTTATCCTTTTAAAACCGAAGATGATGTGCCTGATGAAGATTTAAAATGTAATATATGTGATAATACAATAATATCGTATGTATATGAAAATGATGATTTTTTTGATTTTGATGGTGTTACTGGTGATGTTGATAAAATTGTTGATGAAATAAATAAAGAAAAATGAAATTTAATATTGAAAGAGGTTTATATGAAAAAAATTGTTTTGGTGTCGGGGAAATTACAGACAGGAAAAAACCAATTTGCTGATTATCTTGAACAGGCATATACATTGGATAAAGTTGAGGTTGTACAAGATTGTTTTGCACAATATCTAAAAGATGAATGTAAAGAGGATTTTAAACCTTTAACAAAGTTTTTAAATCGAATTGCTAATCAAATAAAATCATTATGTGATCCTATGTTAATATACAATCATAAAACAAAAAAATATGATATAGAGGCAACTAAAGGTGGTCCAGAGGAAAGTGATTTTATGTATTTCTTACAGAAACTACGTACACATGATGAAAATTTCTATGAAGATAAAAACGATATAACACGTATACTATTACAAACATATGGTACAGAAATATTTAGAAAAAGAGTTGATAATGATTATTGGGTTAAGCGTATGATTAGTAAAATTAAAGAGTCTGATAAAAAGGTGTTCATAATTACTGATGTACGTTTCCCAAATGAAATTGATTTGGTTATGGAAGAAGATGAATTTGATGTATGTACTATACGAGTAGAACGTGATATGGATAGATCTGGACCAGAACATAAACATCCATCAGAAACATCCTTAGATGGTTTTAATGGCTTTAATTATATAGTAGATAACAATGGTACATTAGAAGAATTATGGAATGCTATGGGTGCTGTATACAATGAATTGAAAAATGGGATATCGGAAGATGAACATACTGTTGTAGATAATAAGGGTAATATGAGAAGAGTATGGAATATAGATACTACCAAATTACCAACAAAAAAAGCAACAGAATATTTAAAAAATATAATAAAAAAATATAAAAGACAAATTCCTGAAGATGACACAAGGTACATCAGTAGAAACATTAGAATAAAATAACTCGAATGAATTTCTAAAAAATGAAAATATAAATACTTCTATAATTCATTTTATGGAGGTATACATGGAAAATATTAAAGAAATATCATATATCATAGGATTTATACAAACTGATGGGTGTTTAACTAGTGCTACAAGAAATAGAGGAAAGGTTTCTATAGGCATATCAAAAAGAGATAAAGATATATTAGATGCGATGGTAGAATATCTTGATTATAATTATTCGATAAAAGAACGAATACAAAATACTAATTTTAAAGATAATTTTGAAAGTGTGTGTTTAACAATATGCGACAAAAAATTTCGAGATTTTTTAATAAATGATGTTGGTATGCATTATGGAAAAAAATCATATACTATTACTATACCAAAAATAAATTATTCAGAAATTGATTATTGGCGAGGTATAATAGACGGAGACGGATCTTTAGGATTAACTAGTAATAATATACCGTTTTTATCATTAGTAACAGCAAGCGAAGAATTAAAAAAAGAATATATAAAATAACAGGAAAAGAAAAACATATTAATAGAAATAAACGCGATAATGTATTTAATATATTTTTATCGAATGAATCAGCACAAAAAATTATTGAATTGCTGTATTATGAAAATTGTTTATGTGTTAATAGAAAAAGAAAAAAAGCAGATGATGTTTTAAATTGGGAACGTCCTATCGGCAGAAAAAAAATAACATTCGAAAGAAAAAAATGGAATAAAAAAGAAGATGAATATATACAAATACATACAATTGAAGAAAGTGTATTATATCTGAAACGAACTAAAAAAAGTATAGACATAAGAAAAAGAAGGTTAAAAAATGATAAAAGTTATTGATGAACATAGAATACCAATATATAGTTGGTGTGATACATTAGAACAAAAAACATTAGAACAAGCAAGCAATCTTGCTAATCATCCTACAATGTTTCACCATGTAGCTTTAATGCCAGATGCACATATGGGTTATGGTATGCCTATAGGTGGTGTAATAGCTGTTAAAAATGCTATAATTCCATATGCGGTCGGATCGGATATCGGGTGTGGGATGGGATTTATACAAACAAACATACCTATAAGTGTTATTAATGATCCAATAATTAAAAGTAAACCCTTGAGAAGACATATAAGGAATGTTATTGATAGGGTTATACCTACTGGATTTGGACATCATAAGAAACCACAAATATGTCCTATGTTAGATAATGTATCTGAAGATGTGTATAAAATACCAATAGTAAAAGAACAAATAGAAAAAGCCTATTATCAAGTAGGTACACTCGGATCGGGAAATCACTTCGTTGAATTGCAAAAAGATTCAAATGAAAAATTATGTATTATGTTGCATAGCGGTTCTAGAAATGTTGGATATACTATTGCAAAACATTATAACGAATTGGCTATAAAAATGACACCCGAATTAGATCCTAAAATAGAACTGAATTATTTGAATTTGGATTCTGATGAAGGTAATGAATATTTAACAGCTATGAATTTTGCATTAGATTTTGCTTTAGAGAGTCGTAAACATATGATGGAAAAAGTTAAAAATGTTGTACTTAATTTAATTGATAAACATACCGATTGGAAAGGTACTAAATTTTTGAAAGAAGTGAATATACATCATAATTTTGCAATAATGGAAGAACATTTTGGTGAACTTGTTATGGTACATCGTAAAGGTGCTACACAAGCATTTAAAAATCAATTAGGGATAATTCCAGGTTCAATGGGTACAAATTCTTATATAGTTAAAGGTAAAGGTAATCCAGATAGCTTTATGTCGTGTTCTCATGGTGCTGGTCGCATTATGGGAAGAAATGAGTTCAATCGTACCCATTTAAAAGAAGAGTGTACAGAGGCTATGAGAGGTATAGATCATGGACACTGGAAAGAAAACCGAAAAGCAAAGAATGGTAAATATGATTTATCAGAATCACCTCAAGCATATAAGGATATCGATAAGGTGATTGAGAATGAAAAAGATTTGGTTGATGTAGTCATTAAATTAAGACCAATAGCTAGTGTGAAAGGATAACATATATAAATAAGATCATTATGAAAGGTAAAGTATTATTAGTAAACATTGACGAAAGCCCGTTAAATGTTCTGAAAATGAACAAGGCGATTAATAAGTGGATGAAAGGTAAAGCTGAAATTGTCGAATCTATAGATGATAAATATTTTTTTCATGAAGGTAAAAAACATAATTTTCCGTCCGTTATAAAAATGAGATATTATGTAGTTATTAAAAAAACTAGACATTTAAAAGATTTCTATTCTAAAGAAAATGTTTGGAAACGTGATAAAGGTGTGTGTCAATATTGTAATACAAAAGTATCATTAGATGATTTTACTGTAGATCATGTTATACCTAAGAAACATGGTGGTAAAGGTGTATGGAAAAACATAGTTACCGCATGTTTCCCATGTAACAATAAAAAAGATTGTAATACATTAAAAGAATCGGGTTTAAAATTACTAAAGAAACCAGAAATCCCTAAATTATGCGAAACCATACAGCAAACAATATTATACAAATTTAGGAATTTGCGCGAAATTCCGCATAATTCGTGGAAAAAATATATAAAATAAAAAAATATTGCGCTGCTATGAATAAAAGAGTATGTTAAAAAATCAAGTTAAACGGAGAGATAGAATGAAAAGTTATATTAATACTATATTAATATTGATTATGGTGATATTAACAGGCGTTTATAATCATTATAGATCTGTACAATCCGAAATAAGTATAAATAATAGAATGACAGAAATGTCTAATAATATAATGTTACGAGTAAATAAATATGCTTTACAAATACAAGGTGTACAAAGGATAATAGATAGTAGTAGACATATAGATCCCCAAATTTCATATATGTATGCTGAACATATAGTTAAAACAGCAAATAGATATAAATATATCTCAGTTTCGCTATTAACATCTATATTGTTCCATGAGAGTCATTTTAACCCGTTTGCAGAGAGTCCAGCAGGAGCTATGGGTATGGGTCAGCATATGCCTGGGACGTTCTATATGATATGTAGAGAATGGAATATGGTATGTTCAGATTCGACTATATTTGATTATGAATTTAGTATTGAAGCTACTGCATGGTATTTAGATTTTTTATATAAGATACCAAAAAGCTCTAAAGGTGATATAGAAAAAGTAGTTGCGTTTTATAATGGTGGTTATAAACAAGCTTATAGATGGGGTTTATATAGACGATATGAAGCTGGGTTGCAGTTGGATTCATTGGAAATGAAATTAAAAGATATATTATATGAAGAAACAAAAAAATATGTTATAGGTGTTATGGATAAAGATTCTGTATTTCAGAAGAGAATAAATAGAGAATTACCAACAAACACTTAATAAAGGAGAAATATGTAAAGTAATGAATAAGTTATCAAAAAAAGAAATTAATAGAATGTATGGAAAAAATAAAAAACAAAATAAAATGAGAGTTCCGAAAGGAGAACCTTATAAACGAGATAAATTATCTATTAGAGATTTACAAAAAATAGAAAAAACATAATTATTATAAATACATATGTAAAGGGACAAGAGTTCATTACTTTGTTTTTACTTCGCTAAAAACTAACCTTTACATAACTTCAACCTGCGAAGAGGTAAAAATATGAATAAAACATGTATAGGAATAATTTATTTTACAGTATGTTTATTAGATGGAATGAGTTATGTTGGTTATCATAATACAAGTGCTAATGATGGGTATTTTGGATCTGGTATATATGTAAAAAATGCGATTAAGTTGCATGGCAAACAGAATTTTAGAAGAATTATATTAGATCATTATTCAACAGAAAAAGAAAGAACATATAAAGAAATTTTATGGATAGATAGATTTGATCTACTTAATAAAAAAATAGGATATAATATAGATAAAGGTGGTGGTGGTAGTTTTTCTGGAAAAAATAATCCTATTACTGGTAGAAAACAAACAAAAGAACATATAACAAAAAGAATACATAAAAAAAGACCGAAACATAGTTTGTTAATGATGGGTAATAATAATCCATCTAAACGATTGGAAGTCAGAAAAAAATTATCTGAACGACAAATAGGAGAAAAGAATCATGGTTCAAAACGAGTATTATGTTACAATTTATTAAGTAATATTTTTAATATTTTTACTACTTTAAAAGAATGTTGTAAACACACTGATACAAGCAAAACTTATGTTTCTAAATGCATCAAAAATAAAAAAACATTTAAAAATATATATTTATGTGTATTTTTGGATAAGGAGAAGATAAAATGAAAATAAGTCTTGATATAGATAATACCATGTACCACTTAGATGTTATTGAACAAGTTAGTGATCTATTAAGTATGAACTATACATCCGAAGATGTACAACATTGGGTATATGATAAACGAGAAATAAACGGATTTCCTAAATATTTTACCGATCTTGTTTTTGATTATTTTGATAAACCCGAATATATGTGTAATGTAAAATTATATGATGGTGTTAAAGATAAATTAGATGAATGGTATTGTGGAGATAATAAATTATATGTTATATCTGCCAGAAGACCGTCTGTACAAATAGAAACTGTACAGATGTTACAAAATGAT